GATTGTATAAATGCATCAATAGAAGTTGTAGCTCCACCAAAAGCTATTTCATCAGTTCCAGTTTCATGAGCATAATAAGTAGATGCTCCATAGGTATTTGTAATTCCATTTATATCAAATACAGGAGTGCCTGATGCATTATATTTTGTAGCATAAGGTAAATCATAGACTCCAGTATCAACATAGGTTGATCTTGCGAGTGAACCCGTTGTCCAAACATTTTCTCCATAGTTATAAACTACACATCTATCAATCTGCTGTGAACCATCTTTTGGATAAAACCAATTTATTTCATTATACAAAGTATTGTGTTCACAATATATAATGTCACCTGCACTATAATTTAAACCTAAATTATCTCCACTAGTTGTAAATACAAAATCTTCTACTAAACACGGAATCGCTTTTACTGTACCATCATACATAAAAAATCCACCTTCACCAGACATCCAATAAACAACTCCATTAGAATAACTTAATGCGTGTTGACCAATCAAACCACAATTGGTTCCAACTATTCTGATTGAAAATGTAAATGGTGGCCCAACAAATTGAATTACATATGCCGCACTATCCGTTAATACTAATGTGTAATCTTTTCCTTGTGCTGCTCCTACAATAAAATTACCTTGGTCAAGTCTAAATGTACCTGCAGTATTTGTTGCTGTTGGTTGATAAGTATTATAGTCTTCTTGATTAGAGAATCTAATAAACATTGGATCTTGTGTTGAGGATGATCCAATTGTAGTTTCAGTTCCAAGATGAAATAGGTGTCTATCTCTATCTGATACAATTGTTAATCTTGATTTATTTGGAGCTCCTGACATGACTGTTGCTCTTGTAGAAGTTCCATTATTAGGATCCCAAGTAAAAGTTTTGTTATTGTGAATTGTTGCAACTAAAATTTCTCCAAAATTATCAAGACTCCAGTTTCCTGGATCCAGAGTTACATTAGAAGTTGTTCTTGCTGTGCCCCAAGTAGAGTCTCCCCATAAATAAGTTCCCCAACCATATCCTACTGTTTCAATAGTTGGACCTACTATTACATATGGTTTAATACTTCCTGAACCCTGAGTCGACATTCCTGTGCCGGTTTCATTAGAAGCCATTTGAATTGTAAATGTATTTGCATTAGGAACTGTTAATACTTCAAAAGGAGTATCTTCAAAATCAGCTGTTGAGTATCCGGTTTCACCGCCTCCAGGTAGTGAAATAGATGTGAAAGTTATATATCGACCCGCTTCTAAACCATGAGAAGTTTTATTTACAGTAACTGTTGCAGATCCAGTTGTAGAATCAAATGTTGCACTGGTGATTGCTGTATCTAATGGAGTGATATCGTAAAACACTCCATCACTATAAAGAAATAAACCTTGTGAAGTTCCTATTGCTGCATATTTATTACCGTCTAAATCAACCCATGAATGCTGTGCACGAGCTGCACCAGGTAATGTTTTACCTTGTGTAAGTTGTTGCCAACCACCTATTTTTTCTGGTAATCCATATCTAAATCTAACATTGTCACCATCTACCCATTGAAATTCACCACCTGAGTCTGTGACCATTTTGTTAAAACCGGGTTTAAAATTAATTTTTTGCAACATAGGAAGTTTTTACCATACATTATAGTGTAATAATAGATAAAATCTATGTCTTTATTTCTTTATATTTTCTTTTTCTTTTATCTCTTCACATTTTCTAGAAATTAAAAATGCTGCATTCATTAAAATGATTGAAAATTCTCTCATTTCTTCTGCTGTAAATGTCAACTTTCCTTTTTCATTAAGGATTTTTATTTCCTCTTTTGTAAATTCAATAGTTCCATCAGCTGTATCACTATTTTGAGTTATATTCATTATCGTCCTCCTTTATTGTCATTTTCATAATCTTTATATTTTCCATTAGCATCTACATAATGTAGAAAAACTTGTATTTGATGATCTCCTTCAAAAGGCTCTCTCCAATGTTCTAAATCACATCCTTTATAAATAACCGCATCACCATCTTCTAAATTTACTTTATTACCGTCCATAAATATAGGCCAAATAGTATCAGAGCTTATTTGAATTGTAGCACTAACTTCACAAGAAGGTCTATCTTTGTGTTTAAGTAATTCCGCATTATAGGAATAACATCTCCAAAAAGTATAAGTAGGTAATAAACTGTATTCGGTTTTTTCTTCAACTAATTTTATTTTGTCTCTTAAAAGAAATTCAAATAAATTATCTTTATAGAAATAAGTATCTGCATTGTTGTTTTGGTTTTCATCAAAGCTAGAAAAATTATTTCTGTGTGCATGTTCAGCATATGCTTTATATATTTTTAATTCATCTTTCGTCAAAAAATTTTTGACAACTTGAAATTTAAAATTATTTAATTTATCCATGCGACTATTGAATACCTACAACCTTTAGTTACATTGTTTACTGTATGAGGATACATAAAATTAGAAGGAAATATTATCACTCTACCAGCTTTAGGTGAAACATTTAAAATATCTTTATTAGTTTTAGGACATTTAAAGGTAACACTACCACCCTCATAATCATCATTTAAAAAAAGAATAATACTTAAAGTTCTTGGAACTCTTGTATGATTATCTGTATGTACATCATAGTAATCACCTTTTTCATATTTTAAAGCTATAATTTCAGTAAAACCTGAAGTGCATGTATTATGAAACATTTTAGAATTATAATTTTTTATTAACTCTGTAAATTTATAAACTAAATAATTAAACCAATGCACCTTTGTTAAACTTTTATCTCTATTATGTAAACTTATTTGTTGTGCAGATCTAATATTTTTATTTAAACCACCTAAAGTTTCAGCGTGAAAAAATTTTTGTTTGTTAAGCCATTTTACTAAACTACTTATTTTTTTTAATTCTATAAATTGATCAAAAACATTTATGTAATCTTTTACATCCATTTTTTTTTACTCCAGAAAAAAGTTCTATAGTTATGTATTAATTTTTTTAAAAAGGGGTTCTGCCAAAATTTTGATGTATTTCTTTTTTCAAATACTACATTCATTTTCCAGTCGTCTCTTTTAAAAGGTATTATCTGAACATAAGGTGTTCCTCTTTCAATTGTCGTTTCAAGATTAGGATATTTATCATTGTTAATTACAAATGGAAAATTAATTTCAATATCAAATTTATCAGTATCAACTATTCCAGGAATAATTTCAAATCTGTCATCTTTATTGTTCATAGGAGAAGTAAATAAACATGAGTAACCAGGTGGTGTTTTAATATGAAAAGGATTTAATATTTTATAAAATGGCAAGTCACCTCCATTCTTTTCTACTAAAGGAGATCCCTCTAATTGTTGAGGTTGATGAATTTGAGAGCTTAGTGAATCATTTAAATTTAAAGTTGATGAATCTGTTTGAATTGAATACCTAAAAAAAGAATCATATTTTTTAAGTTTTTCATTCCAAACATTATGTTTTATATATAAATCTTGAGGCATTTTTAATAAATACCCTGCAGTTAAGGCATCTAAAAAAGGCATGCATCCTTTAACTGTGTTTTTTTCCATGGTGTGGTTTAATTTTTTAAACCATTCAGGAATATTAGTTTTTATAGGAACTGGTAAAACGTCTTTTAAATATTTTTCTAAATTATTAGGTGCACTAAAAGTTATTTTATTTACTTTCATTCCTTTTTTATATAGTTTTTTTTAAAAAAAACAATGGTCTAAATGAAAGCTAATTCTATAAATCTATCATTATCAACTAAGTGTCTTTTAAAATTTTTATGTGGAAATGTAAGCTGTGTAATATCAATACTGTTAACAAAATCAAATACATTTTGAATTTCACTCATCTTAGAATGTGTAGGATAAAATTTTTTAAAATCTTTTAATTTATTTTTATAAATAATTAAAGCTATTTCAAATTGTTTTTCAGTTTGTAGTTGAGGTATAGTTGGTAAGTCAACAGCAGAAATTGTACCATCTTCTTCATTTACAGCTACTTCTTTTTTACCTTTGTAAAAATCATTGTAATCAGTATCAGAAATTTCTACACTTACAAACTGTGCTTGATAAGCAAGAGGTTTTGTTTCTTGATACTGTGTATCATTAAGACACATTGCACTTAAACTACTTCTTCTAATAGCATTATTAATGAAAAAAGCTTTAGCCATTATTAACCTTGATTATTTTCATATATTACTAATCCACCATCTTGACCATCTAAACCTGGGGCTGGATCACCAGCTCCTCCCCCTTTTGATCTATATCCTTCTGCACCTGGAAATAGTTGAAAGCCTACATTATTTTGTAAAGGAGTGTAATCTTTAACTAATGTAGCTGGAGATGCTACACTAAAAGTTCCATTAGGGCCTGGACTAGTAGGACCAGTACCTGGACCTCCGTCTCCTGCAGTAGCTACAATTGTATTTGTGTTAAACGTAGTAGGGTTACCTGCACTACCACTTGCATTTGGAGCAGGAGTTCCAGGGCCTCCAGTTCCAATAACAACAGGCACTGAATAAGGAGCAGAAACAGGAATGACTGCTAATCCTATTCCAC